CGGCCTCGCCCTGCGCGGTCGCGCCGACATCATCCTGAAGAACGGATCTCTCGTCGACCTGAAGACCACACGCGACGCGACGCCTCGAGGCTTCCGCTCGTCGATGTACAAGTTCCGGTACGACGTGCAGGCTGCGTACTACGTCGACCTCGCGAGGCGCTGTGGATACGACTCCGAGCGCTTCTTCTTCATCGCGGTTGAACCGAACCCGCCCTACCCCGTGGCAGTCTACTGGGCAAGCCCGTATACTTTGGAGCAGGGCAGGTTGCAGTACCGAGAGAACCTCAACCTCTTGGCGCGTTGCCTCGAGGATGACCATTGGCCCGACTTCCAAGGAGCAGAACTTTGAACAAGAACGAACTACAGAAGGATCAAGCAAAGATTATGGCGGCGAGCCAACTCGTCCCAGACCACTACCGCAACCAGCCGGCCAACTGCCTTATGGCGATTCAGGCCGCAGAAAGCCTGGGGTGCGACCCGCTCTTCTTCGCTCAGAACACCTACTTGATGAAGGGGAAGCCGGCGATGACGGCGAAGCTCCAGATCGCAGCGGCGAACCTGTCGAAGCGAATCAAGGGCGGCATTCGCTGGGTCGTGAAGGATGGCGACTACTGGTGCGAGGCGACCGAGGAAGAGACCGGCGAAACCCTGGTGGGTCCGGTCGTCAACATGGGCCTGGCGCAAGCCGAGGGCTGGACGCGCAACCGAAAGTATCAGACCCTGCCGGATCTCATGCTGCGGTACCGCGCGGCAGCCTTCTTCATCTCGATGTACCTGCCCGACGCGACCATGGGCTTCCGCACCGTTGAGGAGGTCGAAGACATCGTCGCGGCGGAAGCGCCCGGAGTCGAAGAGGCGATCGAGAACCTGCCCCCCGAGTTGGGTGGCCCCCAGCCGGAGGCCGTCGCAGTGCCGGAGTCTACGGAGGCAGCGCAGTACTGAGAAGCGATGTTTGCCGGCATCGACCCAGGCAAGAAGGGGCACATCGCCATCGTTGACGCGAGCGGCGAGTGCCTCTCCGACTACAAGATGCCATTCACCGGCAAGGACTTGAACTGCGCGAAGCTCGCCAGTATCCTCTCCGGCGTAGATGGCATCGCCTTGGAACGAGTCTGGGCCATGCCCGGTGGGGGTGAGCGTAAACCTGGAGCGTCCTCAACATTCTCTTTCGGTTTAACTTACGGCGCCATCTGGGCCACGGTCACCCTCACCGGCATTCCACTTCTGAACCCGACGCCACAATCGTGGCAAAAGGCCATCGTCGGCAAGCGCCCCAAGGGCCAGTCGACCAAGGAGGCGTCGCGCTTCCTGGCTGCCGAGAGGCACGCCAAGCACGCGCAGCGCTTCCGCAAAGTCAAGGCATCCGCAGACTTCGCGGACGCCTTACACCTTGCCGAGTTCGCTCGGCTTCACTTCTTGCAAGGAGCAGTAGAATGAACACCGTCATCTTGATGGGCAACCTCACTCGCGACCCGGAGATCAAGCAGGGTCAAAACGGAACCGTCATCGCCAAGTTTGGCATTGCAGTCAACGAACGCAAGCCGGACGGAAACGGCGGCTACACCGACAAGCCGAACTTCTTTGACGTGACCATGTTTGGAAAGCAGGCAGAGTCCCTCCAGCGCTTCTTCAAGAAGGGGTCGAAGATCCTGATTGAAGGCAAGCTCGAGTTTGACCAGTGGCAGGATCGCGAGACCGGCCAGAACCGCAGCAAGGTCGGCGTCGTCGCGATGCGCTGGCACTTCTGCAACTCGCCTGGGCAGGCGCAGCAGCCGTCCCCCCAAGATCAGGTCGGGCAGTCCGTCAGTGCCAGCTTCGGCGCTGTCCCCTCGGACGCATCCGTACCTTTCTAGATCGCTACCTGACCGTCGTAAGACGTAAGGATCTGAGTCGCCCCTCCTCGGTGGGGCGGCTCTTTTGTGTAAATACCAGGAAAACCAAGGGCTTATGCCGACGAGCTTCTGTATAACCCTCACCTATGGCAGAGAGCAAGGAGAACCCCATCTCGGACGATGTCCAGAACACCCTCGCTGACTGGCCGCCAGTTTCCGACGAACTCATCGCGAAGCTCGAGCAGGCTGTCCCTGAGAAGTGCATCCGCATCGGCCAGTCCGAGGCTGAGGCGCACCGGTACGCCGGCCGCCGCGACCTCGTTCTTTTCTTGAAGGTCATCGCAAAGCACCAGCAATCCTGATGTGTCTCGGCAGCCAATCTGTTTCGGCCCCTCCCCCGCCAGCCGCACCTCCGGCTGCGCCAGTCAAGCCGGTCGAGCAGATCGAGACCACCAACCAGCGCCGGCGCAAGGCGCGCGACCTGGACCCTGGGTTCAGCCTTCGTATCCCTCGCCCTAACCCGGCGCGTAAATGAACCACGACCACGGGATCGCATCGCAGTACAAGGCGATGTGCAAGGATCGAGAACACAGTCTCGACCGAGCTCAGGCGTGCGCCGCGGTCACGATCCCGAGCGTCTTCCCGCCAGACGTCTTCAACAAGACGCAAGATCTCCCGGTGCCTTGGCAAGGCCTGGGAGCTCGCGGCGTGAACAACCTGGCGTCGATGCTGTTGCTGGCGATCCTGCCGCCCAGCGCGCCGTTCTTCCGATTCAAGCTGAACGCGGAAGCCGAGCAACTGATTGGCGACGACCAGGCAGTCAAGGCCGAGATCGATACCGCGCTCTCCATGCGCGAGCAGATGGTGCAGACCGAGATCGAGCACCAGGTCGTCCGCAAGGCGTTCCACTCTGCGCTGCGCCATCTCTTGATTGGCGGCAACGTGGTGCTGCGCCACGAGCCGAAGCAGGGCTTCAAGGTGTACCCCCTGCACAGCTTCGTCATTAGCCGCGTCTCTGGTGGTGGGATTGGCCTGCTGATCCTGCACGAGCGCGTCGGTGTCGAAGACCTGCGCGACAAGCTGGACCCCGAAGAGTTCGAGGTCATTAGCCGCGGCGGCCATTGGGAGGGATCGAACACGGCCACCTCCGAGGTCGACATGTACACCCGAGTCAAGCGGGTCGACGACGGCTACCAGCTCGAGGTGGAAATCTGCGGCACTGTCGTGGAGTCGCAGTCGGAGCTCTACGATCTCGACAAGCTGCCGTTCCTTGCGCCGCGCATGGTTGTGATCGACAATGAGCACTACGGTCGCTCGTATGTCGAAGAGTATCTGGGCGAGCTGCGATCCCTCGAGGGACTGCGCCAGTCGATTGTCAGCGGATCTGCGGCCGCAGCAAAGCTGATGTTCCTGGTCGACCCCGCCGGCCTTACCGACCCCAAGGTGCTGCACGATGCCCCGAACTTGGCCGTGCGCGCCGGTCGAGCAGAGGACGTGTCGACCCTTCAGGCAAACAAGTTCGCGGACTTCTCGGTTGCCCGCGCGTCGACGCAGGACATCATCGAGGGTCTGAGTCACGCCTTCATGCTGGCTGAGGCTGGCATCCGCAACGCGGAGCGAGTGACCGCTGAAGAGGTGCGCCTGGTGCAGCAAGCGCTCGAGCGCCAGCTTGGCGGCGTCTACACCCTGATCTCTTCGGAGATCCAGCAGCCGCTCATTGACATGATGCTGCGCGACCTCGGCAAGAGCGATCTACCGAAGTCTGTCCTCAAGTACGTCTCGCGTGTGATCGTCACCGGCGTCGAAGCTCTGGGCCGCATGGCCGACAGCGCGCGCCTCGACGAGTTCATTCGATCTGGACTTGAGACTTTCGGGCCGCAGTTCGCGGCTCACCTGAATATGTCGGAGTTCGCGCGCCGCAAGGCAGCCGCTCTCGGCATTGAGCACAAAGGCCTGGTCAAGAGCGAGGAGGAGATCGCTCAAGAGCAACAGGCAGCGCAGCAGGCCGCGATGGCCGAGCAGGCGAACATGAAGGCGGCGGATGTCGTCGGGAATGTCGCTGAGGCGCAGATGACTGAACCCCAAGGAGCAGAGCAATGAGCGATCCCACCCGAGTGACCATCACTGACGGCCAGGCGACGAATACGACGACCGGCGAAGTTATCGAAGACACCCCGCAGCCTGGCGCCGAGTTGACCGGCGAGGCGGAGGGTGTTGAGTCTGCGAACGAGCCGCCCACCCGCAACCTTGATCTCGGCATCAAGGTGAGTGGGCCTGAAGGCGCCGACCAGGCTACGCAGGATCAGGTCGAGAGCGAGTCCGAGGCGGAGGGTGCCGAGCAATCTGAAGAGGCGCCTGCACCGGCAGCCCTCTCGACCGACTCCCTCCAGGAGATGAGCTTGGAGTACGCCCAAGCAGGCAAGCTCTCCGACGACACCTACAACAAGCTGGCAGCGGCCGGAGTGGACCGCGCCGTTGTCGACCAGGTGATCGAGGGCCAAGCGGCCCTCCGCGACCTTCAAGTGGCCGAGGCGATGTTCGACCTCGACATCACGAAGACGCAATACCAAGAGATGGCAAAGTGGGCAGGCGACAACTGGTCTGAGGATCAGATCGCCGCCTACAACCGGATGGTCGAAGGATCGGATGCCGGCGCTCGGCGCATGGCGATGGAGTCCCTGAAAGCTGCCGCAACTGGTCGAGGCCAGTCGGGAGGCAAGCTCGCAGGGACGACTCAGCCTCAAGGCATTCAGCCCTTCCAGTCCACGGCCGAAATGGTGGAAGCGATGAAGCACCCTGACTACAAGGCGCGCAAGAACCCGTACTTCAGTGAAGTGCAGGCGCGTCTCCAGGCGTCGCGTAGGATCTGATTCAAACCAACCCCTAAGACCCGAGAACTTTTAGAAGATGGCCTCGACCACGATCGTGACCTACGGTGGTGTGAATGACGGTGACGGCACCAGTTATTCGACCCTCCCGTCGGTCCAATCCGAACTGTTCGCTCGCAAGTTTGGCGGCGAAATCCTCACCGAGTTCATGGACTCCAACGTGTTCATGGACAAGCACTACACCCGCACCCTCACTGAGGGCAAGTCTGCCAAGTTCCCTGTCTTCGGCCAGGCTGGCTCGGAATACTTCACGCCGGGTGAAGACCTCTACACCGACCAGTCGGCGGAGGCAAACAACTACCTGAAGAACATCCGTCGCGGCGAGCGTCTGATCTGGGTGAACGACCTGTGCGTCGCCCCGACTTTCGTCGACGAGCTGGATGAGCTTCGTGACGACTACAACGGCGTCCGCCAGATCTACGCTGCGGAGCTCGGTCGCGCCCTTTCTGTGCGCTACGACACCAACGTGTGCCGTGCGATCCAGAAGGCTGCAAAAGACGGCGCCGCCGTCACTGGTGGCCCCGCTGGCGGCGGTGATGTGCTCGTCGACCTGCTCGGCGGTACGGAGCAGGGCAACGAGCCGATCTCGACCGAAGAGGAAGGCGATCGCATCGCTGCTGGTATCTACGAAGCGGCACAGAAGTTCGACGAGAACGACGTGCCGAAGGACGGTCGCTGGGTTGCCCTGACCCCGTCTGCCTTCTACAAGCTGGTTCAGTCGAGCAAGGCCATCAACGTGGACTACCGCGGTGAAGGCTCGTTCGCGGCTGGCGAAGTCCGCATGGTGGCCGGTATCAAGGTCATCATGTCGAACCACATCCCGACCACCAACGAGAGCTCGAGCCAGCCCGCTGGCGAGAACAACGCTCTCTACGGTGACCAGTCCACCAGCATCGGCGTCTGCTGGCACGAGAGTGCTGTCGGCACCGTGAAGATGATGGATATGGGCTTCGAGATGGAGTACGACGTTTCGCGCCAGGGCTGGCTCCTGGTTGCGAAGATGGCGGTCGGCCACGGCGTCCTGCGCCCGGAAGCCGCTGTCCGTCTCCTGAGCATCTAATCGCTCTTTTCTGCTGCTTTATTCGGGGGGATGGCTTCGGTCATCCTCCCACCCTTCCCTCTCCCTAGAACATGGCGATCGGCACCACCAAACTCAACGCAGTCAACACGATGCTCTCCTACGTCGGAGAGGCGCCGGTCAACTCTCTGTCTGACCCGCGTCCGACTGACGTTGCGATCGCTGAGGCTGTTCTCGACGAAGTCTCTCGCGCGGTGCAGACTGAAGGCTGGGACTTCAACACCGAGTGCGAGGTCACGTTGAGCCCTGACGTGTCGGGAGAGATCGTGGTCCCGCCGGACACTCTGACGGTCAAGGCGACGAGCCGGTGGGCGACCAAGCTGACGCTGCGCGGCAATCGCCTCTTCAACATCGAGGACCGCAACTTTACCTGGACTAGCGATGTCGAGGTGGACCTGGTGCGCGAACTCCCGTTCGAGGATATGCCGGACCCTGCCAAGCAGTACGTCCTGCGTCGCGCCGCCCGTGAGTTCCGCGAGCGCGTCACCGATGACCCCCGCGACCGCGCGCC